GAACTGATCTTCACGCAAGGCGGTGACGCTGATGGTGGGACGTTTACGCTGACCGTCGATGGCACGGCCATCACAATCACAGTGCCAGCAGGATCGGCCACTATTGCGGATGTCGTGGCGCTTTGTGAGGCAGCGTCGGACGACTTTGCAGCAGCCGGTCGGGGCTGGGAGATACACATTGACGACAGCAAGCGCATCCGGATTGTGTCGATGGTCGCAGAGGCGGCAGACGGTACGTTTAGCTTTGCTGATGTTGACAGTGGCGTGACGGCAACGGCTGGATGGACAACGGTTCTGGCCGGCGCGGCACCGGAGACGACCTTCGTCGCCCAGACGGCTTGGAACGTCGATCCGATGGACGGCACAGGTCCGTCAGGCATGACGCTGGCAGCGGGTGCGGACCTCAACACGCTGACCAATATGGACCCTGCATTTTTGAATGTGTGGAATGTCTCTATGCAGTATCTTGGCGCTGGTAATGTCCATGTATATCTGGAGAGCCGCGCCACGGGCGAGTTTGAGGAGGTCCACCAGTTTACGTTCGCGGGGTCGCGGACGAAGGCAACATTCCGCAACCCGTCGTTCAACACGTCCATCATCGCACAGACCGATGCAGGTTTTTCAGGTGCCGCCCAAACAATCAAAACATCTTCAATGGCAGGATTTGTCGAGGGAAGGGAAACGACGTTCGGCATCCGCAAATCGAAACAGCACACGCTCTCGACAAATGGGACAACGGAGGTCTGCGGTTTTTTGATGCACAACGGCGAGACGTTCAACAGCCACAGAAACAAAGTGGTTGCCTATCCAGATTTCCTGTCGCTGATTAACGAATCTACTCGGTCTGTCTCGTTCCGGCTGGTTGCAAACCCGACGCACATCGATTCCGGTGCAACGCTGGTGGCAGTGGATGCTGCGAACTCGGTGATCCAGACAGCGGGACCGGGCGGCACTATCCAGGGCGGCGAGGAACTCAGCCCGTTCTCGGTCCCTGCGAACAGCAGCGTCAACGTGGACATCAAGCAACTGGATATTAAGATCAGTCCAAGGGACAGTCTGGTCATTGCATTCACCAAGGAGACAGGCGGCACCGATGGCAACGTTACGGTGGGTCTGTCATGGGTGGAACGTATTTAAATGCTTGCCGCTCTTTTAACGAACCTAACCCCGACCTATGGCCATGGCAGCATTACGCCCAGGCGCCGGCCTAACGAACGGTTCGTGACCCAAGACGAATGGCTGCGGGCGCAAGAGGAACTGACGAAACTTAAAGCTAGGGGGGTTGATGAGCAGAAAGCAACAGCGGCGCAGGCAGTCAAGGTTGTTAAGGAATCGAAGGAACCAATCGAAGCCGTTACAGAAGCCCAGGAGTTTATTGATTTCAATCCCGATATTCTTGAAAAGATTAACAGGATTGAGTGCGTCTTGATTGCATATTTCATCATTCAGCGCCGCCGTGACGATGACGAAGCCTTGTTTGTGTTAGGAATGATCTAATGGGATATAAAGAGAATTTCGCCGCTATTGACTGGTCAAAGCCGCTGCCGCCAATCGAGCGACACGCCAGCGACACGCGGCACTTGCGAGCGGACCTGTCTGCGCCTATGATTGTATCTGACTATGAAGCCTATGAATGTCCGGTTACGGGGAAGATGATTGAAGGACGCCGCGCCCATTCTGAAAACCTTAAACAAACGGATTGCCGCCTTTTGGAGCCGGGTGAATTTGAGGATACGAAAAAGAACGGTCAAAAGCGGATACACGAAAAGATGGATGCTGCTATTGACGCCGCCGTTGATGAGATTGCGCCGACGCTAACGATCTAACCCCGTAAAGCCTGCCGTGAGGCACGCCAAGCCCTTAGATGGAGATTAAATATGGAACCTGATATTCAGGCCATCCAAGAACCCCAAGAATCAATCGATGATTTCATTGGTGCGGCATTCGACGCCGCGCCTGTTGACGATCCAGAGCCTATCGACGACCTTGAAATTCAAGCGTCAGATGAAGCCGCCCCGGAGGGTGCCGCCGCTGACGCGGAACAAGATACGACAGCCGATAAGGCTGTTGATGACGCTGACGTGACAGAGGCCGATGAACCTGATGCAGATCAGACCATCACCGCGCCGCAGTCCATGTCAGCGAAGGACCGGGAAGCCTTTTACCAGCTTCCGCCCGATCAGCAAAAGTGGCTGACGGAGCGCGTGAAGCAGCAGGAAAGCGATTACACCCGGAAAACCATGGAACTTGCCGAAACGCGAAAAGGCTTCGACAAGTTGGAACAGGTCATTGCGCCCCGCCGGCAGCAGCTAGCGATGGATGGAATGGACGAAAGCACCGCAATCGGTCAGCTTTTCGCCCTATCTGACTTCGCCCGCGATAATCCGGTTGGCTTTGTTCAACACCTATTCCAGCAGCGGGGTATACCGCTTTCGGCACTCACAGAAACTGGCGTGGGCGATCCCGCCTACGCTGATCCTCAATTGACCGCCATGCAACGCGAAATTCATGGCCTCAAAGATCATTTCATACAGCAGGCGCAGGCACAGCAAGAGGCGCAGGCCAGATCGGTCCAGACTGAAATAGAGGCATTCGCAAACGATCCCGCGAATGCTCACTATGCAGAACTCGAAGCCGATATGGTCCCGCTTGTCGCTGGCTTCCGCCAATCTCACCCCGGCCTATCAAGTAAGGAATATCTCGCCAAGGCTTATAAGGCGGCTCTTGCCGTCAATGACGAGGTATCCGCGAAGGTCAAAGCCGACAACGCAGCCAGAACCGAGGCGGCAAGGATCGCCAAGGCGAAGAAGGATGCGGAGCGGGCGAAGCGGGCGAGTAGCACCAATATCAGGACAACCCCGGCGCTGCCGGCTGGTGCTGTAAAAGCTGCCAATGTGGATGATTTTATCGGGGCCTTGGTTGACGAACGCATGGCGGGCTAGAACTGAAAGGAAAGTCGGATGACTTCCCCGAATAGCTCGTTTACTGAAATCAGTGCCATCACTTACCGGCACTTCAAAGACAAATACCTCGCCGACAACGTGTCGAACCATACGGCACTCCACCAGCGCCTGACGGAAAAGGGGCGCGTTGAACTCGTTTCCGGCGGTTGGGAAATTCAAGTGCCGCTCGATTACGCCGAGAACGGCACTTACCAGCGTTACAGCGGTTACGACACCCTGGATGTTTCGCAGTCCGAGGTTTTCACCGCCGCGAACTTCCCGTGGAAGCAGGTTGCCATCAATGTCGTCGCCTCTGGTCTTGAGATTCGCCAGAACTCCGGCAAGGAAGGCATCATCAAGCTGGTGAAGAACAAGTTGAAAAACGCCATGCGTACGGCGGGCAACAACTTTTCTTCTGATATGTACTCCGACGGCACCGCCGCGAACCAGATCAACGGCATGCAAGCCCTTGTCGCTGACGCGGGCACCGGTACGGTCGGCGGCATTGTTTCCGGCACGTACACCTTCTGGAAAAACATCGTGCAGTCGGCGGCGGCTCCGTTGCAAGGCGGCGGTGCGATTACGCCATCGGCCACTACCATCGAAAGCCTCATGCTTCCGCTGTGGCTGAACCTGACGCGCAACAACGACATGCCCGATCTGGTCGTTGCCGATGATACATATTTCACTTACTTCGACAACAGCCAGACCAGCTTGAAGCGCTACACCAACACCACCGACCTCGGTGCTGGTGCCACGTCCCTCAAGTACAAGGGCGCTGATGTCGTTTATGACTCGTCGGCGGCTGGCATGCCGGATGCTCATATGTATTTCCTGAATACGGATTACATCGGCTTGTGCGCTCATCGTGACGCCAACTGGACGGAGATTCCTGAGAAGTCTTCGGTTAACCAAGACGCCCAAGTTCTGCCAATCCTGTGGCAAGGCAATATGACTGTCAGCAACCGTTCGCTGCAAGGCGTCCTGAAGGCTTAACCCCTGGCGAAAGAAAGGAAAGAACTATGACTTACGTTGTGAAAGATACGTCGCTGGTGGGCTATCAGCCGATTGCCGACACTTCGACCACGCAGAACCATCCTCTCGGTACTGTGACGACTGCCGTCGATGCGACCATCGGCGGTGGCGAATTCATCTATCTGTCGGGCATTGCTTCGACTGCGGTGGGTTCGTGGGTTACTTACGACGCGGACGATTTCTCGACCGCGCTGATTGTGGCGAATGCGGTCGGCCCGGTCGCCGTGGCTATGTCGGCCAACGTCGCCGATCAATATGGCTGGTATCAGATTGGCGGCAAGGTTAACGCCAAATCTAACGATGTCGCCGACGGCGCGAACGTCTACATCGACGCCACCATCGCCGGTTCCTGTGACGATGCTTTCGTTGCGGGTGATTACGTCTGGCGTGCTAAGTGGGCGTCGGCGGATGACACTTCGACCGGCACTGCGGACGTTTCTATCGCGCGTCCGTTTGTCAATGACGGCGATGACGACGACACCGCCTAAATGACGCGGAATATCGCCATAGTCGCAAGGGCCGGGACTAGTGCCCTTGCGCCTTGGCGAGATGAACGGTGGGAAATCTGGGGCATGCCCTGGATTTCCTACCCCCGCGTCACTCACTTGTTTGAGATTCACACCGAGGCGTGCACGCAAGAGGTAAACGAGCCGGAGGAAGAGGCTGAATGGAAATCGAAAGCGTTTCCTCTCTATGACGGGATTCCGCTTTATTGCTCCACACCTTGCCGGATGCACCTATCACCATCGACTGAATTATTCACAATGGAGCAAATTCAAGAAGAATTCCCCCGCGTGTTTATCGAAAATTCTGTGCCGTATATGGCGGCTCGGGCGGCATGGGAAAAGAAGAAGGGCGCACCGATAGAGCGGGTTGGTTTTTGGGGGTGCCACATGACCGGAAGGGCCGGGACGGAAACGGACAGGGCATCGTTGCTTTACTGGATAGGGATTTTAGAGGGTATGGGGGTTGAGGTTGTTGAGGTTCCCGGATCGCCGCTTTTCATGTCGCAATGGACGGCGGGCCGATACGGGGTGACGTGTGAGAAAAGATTAGTAGATCCCCGCGTTATGGAACGCGATATACCGAAGGAGAATAAAATTGTCCGTTGATATCCTACCGACCGAGCAGCACCGCTTTTATGTTGATTTTGAACTTCGGCCCGAAGAGGACCGCGCAGCCAGCATCGAACAGGGCATGCCGGTTTTCAAAGATGTTGAATTCGCCATTATCACCATGCCCGGTGGTGGGTTGGTGGTGGATAAGGAAATCACACCCGACTTGTTGAACGAATGGAAGCGCGGCGGCAACCGTAAGCCAGCGTCGCCATTCGCGTTGCAGGCTTATGAAGCCTGGAAGGAGGACCGGGAAATCCCACTGAATGGGACTGACTTGGCTAATTGGCCGGGCGTCACTCCCGCGCAATTGAAGATGTGCCGCAACGCATCGGTCAGGACCATCGAGGATTTGGCGCTTGCCAACGCAGACACGTTGCGCCGGCTTGGCATGGGGTCGGTTGCGCTGGTGGAGAAGGCCAAGGCTTATCTTGCGTCGGCGGAAACCAACAAGTCGAGTGAGGCCATCGCGGCGTTGACGTTGAAAGTTGATTCGCTGACAGAAGCGCTTGAGAAGAAAAACGCGCAGATCGAAGCGCTGATGGATCAATTGGAAGGCGACGTGGAGGACACCCCGAAAAAGCGCGGGCGACCTCGCAAGCAAGAGTAGGAATTAGGCGATGACACTCCTGACTGTGATTCAAAACGCCAGCGATAGCATAGGGCTTTCGCGCCCGTCTGCCGTTGTGAGCAGCACTGACGGCAACGTGCGGACGCTGTTATCGTTGGCGCAGACAGAAGGGCGGGAGTTGCTTGAACGGTACGCATGGCCGCAGACGCAAGCCGAGGCGACGCACACCACGCTTGCGGCAGAATTGCAGGGCGTGATGACGACAATCGCGCCAGGGTATGCGTACATCATCAATAACACGTTTTGGAATCGGACATTGACGCAACCGGTTCCTGGCCCGTTGTCGCCTGCTGAATGGCAGGGGTTGAAAGCCAGATCGGCAACCGGGCCATATTCAAGCTACCGAATACAGGCCGGGAACCTTTACGGGTATCCCGCGCCGTCCGCCGGTGACACATGGGCGTTTGAATATCAAACGACATACTTTTGCGAAAGCTCCGGCGGTACGGATCAATCGGCCTGGGCGGCTGATACTGATGTTGGGTTGCTTGACGAAAACTTGATGACGTTGGGGATTATCTGGCGGTTCAAGAAAAAGAATGGCTTGGATTACTCCGAGGATTTCCGCGTTTACGAGCAGAAGCTAGCGAACGAGACCGCCCGCGTCGGTGGCAAGCGGACGCTATCCATGGTCGGTGGTGGCGGGATGACCGGAATCTACGTTCCAGAGGGGACATGGAGTTAGGCTATGTCGGATGTTTTCAATCAGGCATTAAAGGAATATCCCATTCTTGGCCGGTATGGGGTAAAGGGCAAATATTCCCCTAATGCACGGGAGGGTTATCTTGAATTTTGGCCCCCCGGCGAAAGCGGCCCACCTGATTACCCTCGCCCGGAAGAATTTGGTGATTCTCCAGGGGTTGAAATATACAAGGAAGACACAAAGCCGATTGATGTTCTAGGCGATGTGACATCGCATTGGTTGATTGAGCAAGACCCGATAGTGTCAAAATATTATGACGATTTTAAGCAATCATTAACTCCCGACCAAAGGCAACGCCTTAAAG